TTGAAGAGATTTTTGCAGCTAACAAAGAAGCTAAAGACCTAGCAGATCAATACGGGATTTACTTATCAGTTTTTGAACCAAAACCAGGACAAGCAAATGGCACTAACAGCGGAACAACTCCGAAAGCTTAAATCAGAAACGCTTACCCGTTCATTTACATTAGATCGGGCAAAGGTCAACGAAGAAAACAGAACTGTTGAGATGTCGTTTTCTTCGGAAGATCCGTATTTACGTTGGTTTGGATACGAGATACTTGGACATGACGACTCAGAAGTTGATATGAAGTTTTTAAGCAGTGGCCGGGCTCCATTACTGGCCGACCACGATCCCACAAACCAGATAGGAGTTATTGAAAAAGCATGGTTGGGCTCTGACCGCAAGGGGCGGGCTTCAGCGCGCTTTGGCAAAAGTGCGCGAGCTGACGAGGTTTTTCAAGACATCCTGGATGGTATAAGAGGCAATGTTTCTGTCGGTTATCAGGTAAACGAAATGAAACTTGTCGAAACAGGCGACGAAAAGGAAGACACGTACAGGGTAACAAAGTGGACACCTCTCGAGTCGTCAATTGTTGCAATCCCGGCAGACGCTACGGTTGGAGTTGGGCGCGGCATTGAAACCATTAAAGAAGAAAGAGCAACAGCCGAAAAACAGACAAGATCCAAGGTCGAGGCTGATATCAAAGCAATGAAAGCAGGTATCCGCGACATTTACGCTCTTGGCGAGCAACACGGATTTAAAAAAGAAGCTGCCGAGGCAGTAAAGAATGATAAAACCGTCGATCAATTCAGGGCACAAATTCTTGACATTCTGGAAAAGAAAGGCACCAAGATTCTTGACGTACCAGATACCACACTTGGACTCGGGAAAAAGGAAGTCAAGCAATATTCTTTCCTGAAACTTATTCGAGCCATGGCTTCCGGCGATTGGAAAGACGCAGGATTTGAACGAGAATGTGCCCAGGCATTCGAGGACAAATCAGGGCGAAGTGCACGCGGTGTCTTTGTGCCTCCTGATATGTTCAAGGCTGGCGCTTTCATTGGTGAAGATCATGCGCGAGCGTTGTCTACTCGGGATCTTAGTACCAACGTAGGTTCACAGGGCGGTTATCTGGTTGCCGAGGAGTTAATGGCAAGTTCTTTTATAGATCTGCTCCGTAACACATCTAAGGTTTTGATGGCTGGTGCAAGAACGCTGAATGGTCTTGTCGGTGATATCGACATACCAAAGCAAACAGGCGGAGCAACAGCTTACTGGGTTGGCGAGGGCGACGATGCCACAGAGAGCCAGCAGGCACTCGGACAAATCAGAATGTCACCTAAGACCATTGGTTGTCTGACTGATGTAACTAGGCGAATGATGCTGCAGTCAAGCATGTCTGTAGAGGCTTTTATCCGCATGGATTTTGCAATTTCTCAAGCACTCAAGCTTGATGCAGCTGCAATAAACGGCACTGGTGCCGGTGGTGAACCTCTGGGAATTTTGAATACCAGTGGAATCGGTTCTGTAACTTTTGACACAGCATCAATACCAACATGGGCTAATATCGTTGCACTGGAGACTGCGGTCGCAATAGACAATGCGCTTGTTGGATCACTTAGTTATATGGCTAACGCAACGATTTGCGGCAATATGAAAGTAACCGACAAGTCAACCAGTACGGCAAAGTTCTTGCTCGAAGACGACATGACAAACGGTTATCCAATGCACCGTACCGGACAGATGCCAGCAAAGTATATGATTTTCGGCAACTGGTCTGATTTAATTATAGGTTTTTGGAGTGGCCTTGACATCACAGTCGATACCAACACGCTTTCAGCTTCCGGCGGAACTCGCGTTGTTGCTTTCCAGGACGCTGATGTTGCAGTTCGTCACGCTGAATCATTTGCAAAAGGATACAAAGCATAAACAGCAATCAATCTGGTAGGCCATTGAGCCTACCAGATTATTAAAAAAATGAGGGATACAAAATGAAAGCAAAAGATTTTATTCATGAGTCAGTAGTCGCGTACAATGCTGGGCTTGCAATTCCAAGCGTTGATGTTGATGGCGCCACTGTTGACCTTCAGGGATTTGAGGGCGGATGCATGTTTATTGCTACAGCTCAAGACTCACTTGATACTTTGTCTGCTTCTCTTTACTTAGAGTTGGAAGTCGAAGAATCAGAAAATGACTCTGATTGGACCGATGTGGCAGATGCGGATCTATCAAACTATGTTGCCGGCAATAATGATGGTTGTTTTGGCAAGTTGGTTGCATCGACAATGGTATCCAATGTGTACAAGGTTCAATACAAAGGATCTAAGCGATATTGCCGATGTGTCTTGAATGTAACTGGGACAATGACAAACGGGATGCCAGTACAGGTTAGCTCTATTAAACTCGGTCCTATGGTAGCACCGCAATAATCTTTAAAAATCAAGGTTGGTTAAGTCCGACCTTGATTTAAGAGGGTGATCAAATGAAAAAAGTATTGATAACAAAACGATGCCATTACAGGCCGAACGGGTCAAAGAGTTTGATTTATGCCCGCCCTGGTCAGGTTGTAATGGTGTCTGGCGAAGATGCTGAGAAGATGATTGCTGGCAATGTTGCGGGTTCACTTGTTGAACCGGAACCAGTTGAGCCTAAAAAGGCACCTGTTAATCGACAGAAAAAAGTAACTAAAATAAAATAATGGCATTCACCGAAGATTTTGACATTTTTCTCGATACTGACGGATTCGCAACAACAGTGACAGTTGATAGCGTTGCCGTAACTGCGATCTTTGAGAGTGCATGGGTTGAGGTGACTATAGGGCAAACGCCATATTCGGGTGTTAAGCCTACGTTATTCGGCAAGGCTTCTGATTTTTCCGGGAAGTTTGGGAAAACGGTTGTGGCTGGTGGGGAAAATTATACCATTATCGATATCCAGCCGGACGGTTCAGGGATGGTACTTGTAATTTTAACCGAGGCATAAGATGAGCCACGTTAGAACCCAGATACGTGACAGAGTAGAGACTGTTTTAACAGGTTTAACAACCACATCTACAAATGTTTTTGCCTCAAGGGTACATCCTTTTTTCAATGAAGGTTCTGAACTCCCTGGACTTTGTTTGTACACGGCAACAGAAGAGGTTGAAAACTCGGAAGAGGATGCAATCAGTCACATCCAGAAACGAAGCGTTTTGATGATCATTGAAGGATATGAAGCTGCAACAACGATGCTTGAAACAACTTTGGATTTAATAGCAGCAGAAGTTGAAACAGCACTAATGGCCGACCAGTTTTTAACAGGATTATCACACGGTATTGATTTGGTCGGCACAGAGATAGAGCTAACTGGTGATGGCGAAAAACCAGTTGGCGTAATTGTTATGATTTACCGGATCTATTATTTGACCGGTGAGGGTGCGCCAGAAATGGCATTATAGGAGAATTAAAAATGACTAATGCAATAGCAGTCAGGCGCGATCTGGAAGTTTTTGTCGTACCTGAAACCGTAAAAGGAACCTTGGTGGCACCATCAGCAGGTGATTTTATAATCCCCGCTGGTATGCCGTCGATTAATCAAACTCCGGCATTTACACCATCCGAGGAAATAGTAAATACCCGTGATGTTCTGGATATGTTTCAGGATAGAAACCCCCCTGCCGATTGGTCTATCCAGATTTATTGCAGACCGTCTGGAGCTGCCGGGACCGCACCGATGGAAGATGCACTGCTTGAGGCTTTATTCGGGACGAAAACCGTTGTCGGGTCTACATCTGTAACTTATTCACAGGCGATTCTTAAACCATCGGTATCTATCTGGATCAGGTTTAATCACACAATGCGTTTTGTTGCGGGGGCTACAGTTTCGAAAATGGCGATGAACCCTGCCACGAAAGGCGGTTTTATGATCGATTTTTCCGGACAGGGTATGCAGTCCGGGGTTGTTGGAACTCAGGATCTCGCCGCGGGGATTACCATAAGTGACACGACATTTGAAGTTGACGATGCGAGTCTTTATTCTGTTGGTGGATTGGTAGAGTTTTATAATGTTTCCGCAGGAACGGTTGATGACAATACGACGGGTTATGTGATCAGTGACGTGAACACCACCACAAACATAATCACAACCTCTACAATCGGTTCTAGCTTTTCCATTGATGATATTTGTAGACCTTTCTTGCCAACCGGAACAACCGTAGGTGATCCGCTAGAAAACAGGCAGGTTGTCGCAAGTGTTAACTCACTCACAACAAACGTTAAGAAATTTGACGTATCCTATGACGATCCCTGCATTTATCAAGAGGATGAAATTACAGCAAGTGGATATCCTGAAGATTACGTCGAGGATGTTCGCAAAATATCTGTCGGACTCACAATATTATTCAGACAGAACGATGCAAAATACTTTGTTGATAATAATGCCGGGACAGAGGTTCCGCTTTCTTTGGTTGTCGGTACTGTTGCCGGGTCGATTCTCACGGTTAGCATACCAAAGGCAAAGATTTCCGTGCCTGTCGTAACCGATTCAGCGCCTACTGTCAGTCTTGATATGACCGCAGAGGCCTTGGGTACGAGTGGTGAAGATTCACTGACCATGGCGTTTACTTAATTTAACTTCCCCCGAAGCACTTTCCTTGGTGGAGGGTGCCGAGGGGATTCCCACCAAGGATATGAAATGAAGATCAGAACTAAAAAAGCAACAGTAAGGGTTGAGGTCGACGGTGTTATTTTTGAAGTGGCACAGATCACCCATGCTGAAATTAATTTGGTGAAAGCCAGGCATACAGTGACAGATAGAAAAGGGAAACAAGAGGTTGATATCAACTTCGTAGGTCAATCGCTATTTGACAAGCGTGTTGTCGGGTGGGTTGGCGATATAACCGACGAGGAAGGCAAGCTGCTTGTTTGTAATACCGCGACAAAGGCTTTGTTGTGGGAATATGACAACGAATTTGCCGGGCGAATAATGGGAGCGGCAAATGATGCACTCGAAGCGAGAGAGGATCTTGACGGAAAAAACTAATAGCCTGGGGTGAGTGGTGGCTTGCTCCGGGCGAAAAAGCCGATTGTGGCGAATGTTTTGAGATTTGGGAGGGAGAGCCACCATGCGAGGATTGCAAAAATCCAAAGGAAATAAACAATGCGAACCTCAAAGCGTGGGAAGTTTGGCAGATGTGCAATTTCTCAGGAAGGGACAGCGCAGGACGAATGAAAATAAGCTCAGTTGCAAGTTGTCTTGAGGTGCTTGACGGTTGCAGGCATGATCTGGAAAGGGTG